CCAAGTCGAAATTTAAGGCCGCCCATCGGCCTCGTGACGCCTCTTAGAATTTCTACAACACAAAAAGATATTTTTGAGATGCATACTGATCTTGGAAAACAGATACAAGATAATCTTAGGAATTTGATACTTACTAATCACGGCGAACGTCTTGGTTTGTTTGATTTTGGTGCTAACTTAAGGCCGCTGCTATTTGAAATTAGTACCTCTGATATTGAGCAAGAAGCGATGTCGAGAATTAAGGCGTCAACCAAAAAGTTTATGCCTTTTGTTGAATTGAAAACTTTTGAGACAGAGATTGACAATAGAGAAACTGCGCAGGGCTTTGCAACTTTTATTTTCAATATGGCATATGATGTACCAGCAGCAAATGTTGAAGGTGTAAAAATTAGAATTGTCCTGACAGCCGGAGGTTAACTTGGCTTTAAACACAAAAAAGAGTTTAATACCAATCAAGAACAGATCATTCTTAAATAAAGATTTTGATCAATTTAGAAGGCAGCTTCTTGATTATGCTAGAACTTATTTTCCAGACAGAATACAGGATTTTTCTGAAGCTTCTCTGGGCGGTCTCTTACTTGAGCTTGTCGCTTACGTGGGAGACACAACCGCATTCTATCTCGACCACCAGTTTAGAGAACTAGATCCCGAGACTGCTGTTGAGAGGCTAAACATTGAACGACTCGCTCGCCAAGCAGGAGTTAAAATACAGGGTGCATCTCCTGCAGTCGCCGATGTAAACTTTACAGTAAAAGTACCTGCTGAGATAGAAGGAACTCTCTACCAGCCTCAAAATGCTTCTTTGCCAGTCATTAAAATAAATACATCTCTTTTAGCAGATGGAGATATTATTTTTTCGCTTACAGAAGATATTGATTTCTCTGAAAAAGATAGTGCTGGAGATCTTTTCGCGAAAAAGGAAGTTTTTGAGTTCAATGAAGATGGAACACCTTCATCTTACCTTTTAACTAGAGCTGGGTCATGTGTGTCCGGTGAGAGAGTAACAGAGACTTTTACTATTCCAGACACAGATGTTCCATTTAGAACATTGACACTTTCAAATTCTGATGTTAGCGAAGTGATCGATATTAGAGATATCGAAGGAAATATTTATTACGAAGTAGACTTTCTAACTCAGGACACTGTCTTTGCTGCTATAGAAAATATTGATGATGACAATAGGCTTGTTAAGAATAATATACAGGTTATTCCTGCACCTTATAGGTTTGTCACGGAGTCAACAACCCTCACAGGATTGACAACTATTAGATTTGGGAACGGAGACGGAGGAACGCTTGACGGAGATATTGTTCCTGATCCTTCCGAGCTAGCCCTCCCTCTTTTTGGAAAAAAGAATTTTAGCAGATTTACAGTAGACCCTACCCGACTATTAAATACTAGAACGCTAGGAATATCACCAAGAAATACAACTATAACAGCCCAGTATAGATCAGGAGGAGGTCTAGACCACAATGTGAGCTCTAGAGCTATTAACACTGTGGACTCTCTTGTCACAGAATTTCCAAATGGGCCAACAGCACAAAATCAAGTAAATGTTGCGGCCTCGATCTCAGTCTCTAATGACAAACCGGCAGCAGGAGGAGATGATGCTCTCTCCATAGAAGAAATAAGAGGTCTAATAGGTTCCGCAAAAAACGTTCAAAGTCGAATTGTTACCAAGCAGGATTTGTTTTCGAGAATATACACGATGCCAAGCAATTTTGGAAGAGTTTTTAGAGCAGGTGTAAGCAGCAATTCTAGAAATCCGCTTGCAACGAACCTCTATATTGTAAGTCGCAATGACTCTGGTAATCTTTCTCTTTCCCCCGATACATTAAAGAAAAATTTAAGTACGTATTTGAACGAATTTAGAATCGTTTCAGATGCGCTGGACATATTAGATGCTCGCGTCATTAACGTTCAAGTTAGCTTTGAAGTATCAATCGACCCAAGCTTCAATTCAGACGGAGTTTTATCTCGAGCAATTGACAAGATTATAAGATACACAGCAGTAGAAAATTTTCAAATAGGGCAACCTATTCGTCTTTCTGACTTAACTAATCTTATTTACAACACTCCCGGAGTCGTGTCTGTCGTGGATGTTAGCGTAGGTAATTTAACTGATGCTGTCGGTTCAAGAGAATACTCAAAGATTTCTTATGATATCGCAGCAAATACAAGAAAAGGCTTGGTTCTTCCTCCTGAGGGTGGAATATTTGAAGTCAAGTTTCCAACTTTCGACGTTAGAGGTCGCGCAGCATAGGAGTACAAAGTGTACAGGCGAATAAAAGCAGTAAAAGACACTTATATTACAAATAAAATCATTCGAAATAGTTTTCGAGCCACTGATGCGAATGTGGGCGAGGCAGCTTCCTTAGATGTTTTCAAGCTATACGCAGAAAATGCAATCTCTGGGGAAACTAACCCTGTAGAGCTCTCTAGACTTCTAGTTAAGTTTGACTTAGATGAGCTTAGATCATTGACAGGAAGTATACTTGACATAACAAGTCCTAGTTTTAAGTGTACGTTGAAGCTATATGACGTTTATGGAGGGCAAACACTTCCTTCAAATTTTAAGCTAATAGCATTTCCTTTATCAAGATCCTTTGATGAAGGTGTGGGTAGAGACGTACAAAAGTTTCAAGATATTGATGCAGCAAATTTTCTTACTGCGTCGATAACAGGTGAGTCCGCATCTACTTGGTTCGCCAGTGGCGCGAACAAAGAAGGACTCTTAGATGCTGATGATATCGACATTATAGCCTCGGGCAATCTTCATGATGATAACGGTGTAGTCAATTTATTTTCTACACAAACCTTCTCAAATGGCACAGAAGACATGTCTGTGGATGTCACAACTGTAATTTCGGGGGTTTTGGCAGGACAAATACCAGATCATGGATTCAGAATATCTTTTTCAGGAACACAAGAAACAGATCAGGTTACTCGATTCGTAAAGCGCTTCGGTTCTCGTCACGGTTCTGATCCCTCAAATCACCCTAGCTTAATAGTAAAATTTAGTGACACTGTTCAGGATCACACCGAGGCTTTCTTCTTTAATCTTTCAGGATCTATATTTTTAAACAGCTTTGAAAGAGGGAGCTATGCTGACGTAGTATCAGGGTCGGCTCTAACAAGAATTACAGGAGAAGACTCTCTTGTTTACAGGCTTCAAACTGGGTCTTTTACCAAGCTCGTCACTGCATCGCAGCACACCGTCGGGACACAATTTGTCACAGGAGTGTACTCGGCATCGTTTGCCATAGACTCCTTCAATACAACGGTGATAACACAGTCGGTAACCGTAGCTGATTTTGTTAGAGATAGCGGATCAATAAATTTTGATGCTTTCTGGGAATCTTTAGATGGAACAGTTGGGTTTTTAACAAGTAGCTTAAAGATTAAAACGCTTCCTGCTACTTCTTTTGACAATGATGAAACTCGCTACATCGCTAATGTTACCAACATAAAAGAGTCTTACCCGCAAGGAAGAAAAGTCAGAGCAAGATTTGTTATTTTCAATGCTGAAGAAAAAGTAAATGCTGTGAAAGTTCCCCTCTACAGAACAAGTGATATTTTAACTCATTGTCACTACCGCATCAGAGATGCTAATTCTGATGCTATTCTCGTGCCTTTTGATACAGTCGATAATTCTACTTTGATGTCGACAGACTCTGACGGAATGTATTTTGATTTCTTTACGCAAGATTTAGACCTGGGAAGGACTTACGCTTTCGATGTACTTATCATAGATAAGGGCATCCAGCAGGTATTTAAAAATGTAGGCGGCAAGTTTAGGATAGAATAAAATGAGTCAGAAGTCTAGGCTCCAGCAACAAAACCCGGGTATTTTTTCTCCTGAAATTTCAAGGGGCACAGATGGAAAGTCTAATTCTACAGAGTTAAAGTCTAAAAGCGACCTTTCTGCCGGAGGGATTTTCAATTCTGATTTCTACGTTTATGACCTCGAATCCGAGGGAATAAAATCTTCTAATCAAGTCCCACTAGACTTTTCTAAATTTGAAAATCATACTTTTTTCAATTCAGCTCAAGCTAATGTAAATGTTGCATATGACAAACTTATTAACAATTACCCTTTTGATGGCACCAGAAAAGAACTAGAGAATTTCCTCAACGGTTTAACGGGCTTTGAGCAGTATGTCTTAGATAAGTTTCCGAAGAATTTAGGATATCTAGTGTTCTCAGGAACGTCAGGACTAGGAAGACCTTCCATCGAGGGTAATCACATACGTGTAAAAGATTTCTCCGGAGCAAACTTCAAAGACTTCTCTAGAGACATTTCTGGTGATAGCGTCCTAAGTTTCGATGGCAAAAGCTTTTCGATTGAAAATCATGTCTTAGTTCCTGCTCAAGCAAATGGAAATGAAGTAATCGCACAAAAACTTTCAGGTAGCAGTATGGGCTTTACTCTTGCGCTGTCTGAATCTGCAAGTACTTCAACGGCAGAAATTGTGTGCGCAATATCTTCTGGATCTGTTTCAATCTCCGTATCGGGCACACTCGATAAGAATAAATTCAACCATGTTTGCGCTGTGTATGATAGAGGCCAACAAGGAAGCCTATCTCTTTTTGTAAATCAGGCAAAAGTTTCTACTTCTGTCAAGAAAGCGCTGCTGGGAGAGTTAGACTTCAAAGTCTCACCAATGATAATAGGATCTGGGTCAGCACACGATTCCGCACTAAGTAATAATTTAGCATTCACGCCCAATGCAACTTTTTCAGGATCTCTAGACGAGTTCAAGATTTTTCATAACGCGAGGTCTCTTGATGACTTGCGACAGTCCAGCGAAAGAGGAATTTTTCCAGCAGGAGATCTGAAGGCATACTTTAAATTCAATGAACCCTCTTCGTCTTTCGGAAACAATGCAATTGTTCTCGATAGTAGCGGAAATTCTTTGCACAGCACGATTACAAATTATGTTATTTTAAACCGTGAGACAGGTAGCTTCCCTGTCGCTTTAAAATCTGAATCAAGGAAATTTAACCCTGTTCTTTTTCCTAAATTTGGCAAGGTTATCAAGCTCAATGAAGATCTTCTCTTTTCGGGTAGCGAGTATGATGAAAACAATCCCAACCTTATCACTCGCCTTATTCCTTCTCACTACTTAGACGAAGGTAGAGACTATTTTGGTTTTGAAAAAATTAATGGAGAAATTCAAAACGAGTATACAGGATCTTCTATTCCAGGCTCGGGCCGACTAGGATCTACTCAAATTTTAAGCGCTCTTCTCTTTACGTGGGCTAAACAATTTGACGAAATAAAGATTGCTGCAGATCAATTTTCAAACCTCTATAGTCCATCTTATGATGACAACAAGGGTGTCTCTGATGCCTTTTTAGGTTTCTTGGCCAAACACTACGGGCTAGAGCTCCCGCCAATTTTAACAGACGCTGACGCATTACAATTTTATCACGGGGAAAATGTCCAGGGAACGTATGGTAACATTGAAAACTCTCTCCAGAAGATTAGATCAGCACTCCTTAAGCGGCTGCTTGTAAATGTAAGAGATATCATTACTTCTAAAGGTACAGTTCACAGCATAAAGACAGTATTTAGATCTCTTGGACTAGACCCTGACATCCTTGTTCGAATAAAAGAATACGGGGGACCAAAAAAGTTTTCTCTATCAAGTAATAGGTCGAAAAGAGCTGTAATATTCCCAAGCCTTAACTTTTCAAGTTCTCTGTTCGCCCCGGCAGCACCTAGTGAAACAGCTCAAGGACTCTTTGCAAATAGTCCTCATGTTATATCTCCGTACTTGTCTGGAGCACGAATAGAGCCTGGGTACCCTCAAGCCCAGGGGCCCTTTGTAAGACAAAACAAAGGACCGTTTCACGGTGTATCTCAAAATCCAGATGACGGACTTTTCACATCAGGATCTTGGACAGTTGCACTTTCAGTTAAGTTTCCGGGCCTAGTGTCAGGTTCCTATGCATTCTCTCAAAGTCTGGCAAGGCTCCATGTGACAGGAACTAGCGCGCCATCTACAAAGCACGGTGTCGTCGCAAACTTATTAGCGCTCTCAGGTTCCAGAAACAAAGTTAAGCTTTATGTGAGATCAGCCCTAAGCTCCTCTAACACGACTGAAATTCCTCCGCTTGAATTAGCACTGACTGGCGTGAACGTCATGGATGGAGATAGGTGGTCGATTCACTTTGGAAGATTTAGAAATGATGACCCTGGCTTAGGTATAAAGTCTAACATTTCCGCTTCCTACTTTATAAGAGCGGGCAAGCAATTCGGTGGCCAAATAACAAATTTTTATGCAACATCTTCTTTCTATAAGGAGGATGAGCTAACAGGCTCTGCTGTTGCTTGGCAAGATTCTTCAATTGCCCTTAATGAGTCCGGCTCATTTGTCCTCGTAGGGTCGCAATCCATTTACACGCCAGAAAGCAGATTTAGCAACTTCTTAAATGGTCTAACAGTTGAAGAAGTTGGAACCAGTACTGCGACCGAATCTCGTGTTACTGACTTTCAAGGACTTTTAGGTTTTGCAAGATTCTTCTCAAAAGGCCTTAGCATAAAAGAAACAAGAGAGCAATTTAGAAACCCATTAAGTACGGGTGTAGAAAATCCAAAAGTCAACTTTAATTTTTCCGAAACACCGAGTGGTTCATTTCAGCAACTTAGGCTTGATCTTAGCTTTGGCCAAAGAGTCACTGGGTCAAATAGCGCAGGAGAAGCATTTCTACTTGATTTATCACAAAACTTAAAAGAATCTGTTGCGCTAGGTGGATTTGAAGTCACAAAAGACTTGTTTAGTCATGAGAAGGTATTCTTTAGCTCACTTGCAACCAAATTTGATGAAGCAGAAAGTGAAGTAAAAGTCAGGCCTAGAAGTTTTGTTTCTGCATCTAACATTACCGAATTTGAAGCTATGGAAGCCCCGCTATATGAATTTCCACCTGACTTTGAAGTAAATGATGATCCTAGATTTTCAATCGATTTCTCTGTCGCTAACGCCCTTAATGAAGATATCATTAACATCTTTTCCACTTTAGACTCCATTGACAATGCTATCGGTAGTCCTGAATTGATGTACTCCCAGGACTATCCACAACTTGAAAATCTTCGAGATATTTACTTTGATAAGCTCACTGAAAAAATTAACTTCAAAAATTTCTTGGACTTTTTTAGGTGGTTTGACAAGTCTATTGGAAACACCGTCGAAGGCTTAATTCCGAAAAAGACAAAGTTTCTGGGGACCAATTTTGTCATCGAGCCCCACTCACTTGAAAGAGCAAAATTGCAGTACCAGACATTTGACATGTTCGTCGGCGAGGACTTTAGAGACAATTTAAAGGGTGTCTTGCTTCTCCAGCAAATAGCTGGAAGGTTGAGGCGGTTCTAATGTTTAAATTTACACCTTTCACAGATGCGTACGCCAAGCTAACTTCTACAATAATGGTGCAGTCGTCAAGCGACGGAATAATAGTATTTGTAACCCAGTCTCTGCCGACTTCGCAAGTTGCTCTCAAGGGGTTCTCTGTGCCCAGACCCGTGCGGCCTGGAAAATACAATATTTTCTCGTCCGGGTACGTAACAGGATCAGCATCAGGTAGTTTCACTTCTCAGATAGATCCGTTCCGTCAAGGTACTAGTGTTTCAAATTCTCAACTTAGAGCTACGAAGACTCTTCCAACCATCGATGGTGGAACTGATGACTTCGCGGTCGTCCAATTGAATTATGGGCAGTCCTCGCTCTTTGACCGCGCATCGCCTTTCACTGACAAGCCTAATCTCCAGTCGCTAAATTCAAGCGCAGGTCTTTTAGCTCTGGTTGAGGGAAAAACCAGAATCTCAGCTTTTATATCTCCCAACCCAGCTGTCCCAGTATTAATATCAGACATAGGCTACATAAATAAATCTCCTTTTGATGGTGTAGTAGAAGTAATCAGCAAAAGAAAAAAAGCATTTGATAACAAAATTTATTCGAGATCCATTGACCCACTTAAGACTGACAATTCAATAGGCATTAAGGCAGACTTAGCGGATGGTAATCATCACTTTGAACAGGGTTCTGACCAGATAAACAATTACTTTGAAGTAGACGGCGCCGGAAAGTCACCTTTCGTTGATAACACGTCATTTATGATTTTTCATTCTAGTTCTTTTATCCGGGGAATGCCAAGTTTTATCTTAGACAGGACTAGACAAGCTGGAGAAGGTAACGTCATCGCGACAGCGAGAAAAAACCAATCTTATGCTTATAGTCCCTACAATGAGACCGTAAGGCTGACGTCGCAGTATTATAAGGGAGACTTGGATAATATGGATCCTCAGCTTAAGGCAGTCATAATAAATGATATGACCGGAAGCGGTGACAGGTTTCTACCCCCGGGTTTTAAGTCTGCAACCACAGGGTTTATATTTACAAATCAAGGTCAAAATGTTGACTCTATCGCTTTTGGAGGCTTGAACAGAGATGCCTAAGCGCCGACCAAAAATACTCGACTCTTACAATCTTAATGAGTCATTTACATCAAAGAATGAATACCGGTACTTTGCGAACGCAGATCCAACTGAGCACCTAATAGCATGGTTTAGGTTTGATACGTCACAAGTATTTGATGACTCGCTAAATGGAAGTCACGCTGTCAGCATCGCAGGTACCGCAAACTTTGTGAAAGCATCTCCCTTCAACCAGCGAAAAATAGGCAACCTGAGAAAGACCATAGGGGGTACTTCTCCCACACTTGAAGTTGCGTCAAGCGGTGACTTTACGTTTGGAGATGCAGTAGGCGGCGAAGCAGACTCAGCTTACTCTATGCACTGGTGGGTTAAGACTAAGCTCTTTTCCCAGAATGTTACCCTGTGCAGCAAAATTCCCGGATCAGACTTAGCATTAGTCATCAAGACTAACTCTGGAACTTTCTCTTGGAGTCAAGGTGAAGGTGGAAATACCGTTATCCAGTCTCTGGCCCTGGGTTCTAGCTACGACGACTCGTGGACTCACGTCGTCATCACGTACGCCGGGTTAGGTTCGTCCAGCATGAGCAACGCGAATGCCCAGGCTGCGATGAAGCTGTATATAAACGGTACGCTTACAAGCACGACAGCCACCGCCGCCGGCAGCTACACGGGCATGGACGGAGCCGACGCCGTGCTAGAACTCACCGGC